ATCTAGTCAAGGTAAGTACGTCGACCCACCGACATCTGTTTCGGCTTCAGCAGGCGACTCTCAAGCAACTGTTACCTTCACCCCTTCCACCTATGACGGCAAAGGAACTGCAACCTATAATGCAACAGCATCACCAGGGGGCACTACAGCGTCTGGTGCGGGGTCACCAATAACTGTCACTGGTTTAATTAACGGCACTTCATATTCTTTTACTGTTTCCACAATAAGCGGATACGGAGTAAGCGCTACTTCTACGGCTTCTTCTGCTGTAACGCCAGTGGCGCCACCACCTTTCTTCCCGCCTTTCTTCCCACCTTTCTTCCCACCGTTTTTCCCACCGTATTTCCCACCACCGTATTTCCCACCGTATTTCCCACCGTATTTCCCACCGTATTTCCCACCGTATTTCCCTGTTGTAACATACTCGTGCGAATCTTGCGGTGTTTTCGCAGATGGTCTATGCCAAGGACCAGGTTTATGTATCAGTTAGTAGTAGGATTCAACCAGGAGGTTTCATGCACAGAAAATTTGCTTTAATTGCTGAGGGTGATGTATTTATGGTGCTAACTATAAATGACGAAATAAATCCAGAACAAGCCGAAAGATGGGTTGCGGGTCTCAACAGTAACCCCATAGCGGTTGAATTTCCAGCAGAAGAATTAATTGATACTGGCTGGACATATTCAAACGGTGAATTTACTCAGCCTGCAGAATAAAAATGTCTGCTTGGCAGGAATATAAAAAGAAACTAGGCACAACACGTCCCTGGGATGTGGTTAAACAAACCACGAGTTATGCGACAGAAGAGGAATCGCAAAATCGGTGGTCTATTTGCGAAGAATGCCCACGATTACTTAAAGTCACCAGCCAATGTAAAGAATGTGGTTGTTTTATGAAAATTAAAGTAAAACTCAAAGAAGCAGTCTGTCCATTGGAGAAATGGTAAAAATGAATGAACTTGAAAACACATGGACTTCAGTGGATGTTATTGGTCCGGGGATATTTTTATATCACGATGTCTTGACACCTGATTTACAAATTATTGAAATTCTTGAAACCTACCTTGCGTCAAATTCGAATAATAATCAGTGGCTTCAAGCGATGGTTGGGTTCCAACAAATCATGCCCGACTACAGGGATTGTTTTGATTTTAAATGGAAACCATCAAATTGGGGAAACAAAAAACTTAACGAACAAGAACAAAAACTTGTCAATATGTACGATGCCGCACACTATAGACAATTACAGGCAGTGAAACATTATTGTTCTACTTTTAATATTCCCGAACTTCAATATTGGGAGTCAACAAATTTTGTTAAATATGGAATTGGTCAACATTTCGCCCAACATGTTGACCATGGATATTCATATAACTGCACAGTCTCCTTAGTTGGATGGGCTAATGATAATTATGAAGGAGGCGAACTTGAATTCGGGATGTGGAATATAACTATAAAACCCAAAATTGGCGATTTAGTTATTTTCCCATCTAATTACATGTACCCCCATCGGTCTGTGCCGGTTTTAAATGGGACAAAGTATTCTCTTGTCACAATGCTTGATTATTCTGATAAATATCACACGAATGAATTTATGCAAGATTTTTATGGAAAGCCGAAAGATAAATATGGGATTACGCAAAAAGACAAAACGCAGTTAAACGAGTATGGAATTTAATCAAAATGTCTAGTATAAACGACTGGAAATATCCTGACACGAACGATTGGGAACACGGAGACGAGATATATCAAGTCCCCAAAATATTAAATCACCCTAATTACTATCAGGTAGAAAAAAATATTCATGTAATCAAAAATTTCACCACACAAGAAGAAAGAGACTGGTTTGTTGCTTTGGCTGAATCAGCACCAGAGGAAAATTGGTGGAAAGATAAACGCAAATGGTGGACTGGGAAAATACTGTATGTCGGTGATGAAAATACGGGCAATAGACACATTGTTAACATTCTTTCAAGAATAAGAAATTTATTTGATGACGAAAGAGAAGAAAAATGGACTTTTGGTGGAATGATAAGTGTTCATAGAATGAAACCGGGAGAAGCAATGTTTTTACATGCGGACAATCCATCCGGAACCGATGGCACAACAAACTATGTTCAGTTCGGAATGACTATGTATCATACTGATTTCAACGGTGGAGAAATTTTTTATGAAAATCTTAATCTTTCATACAAGCCTCAAAAAGGTGACCTATTGATGCATCCGGGCATCACTCATTATCAACATAGAACACTTCCAGTTCTTTTAGGACCAAATAGATATATTTCTACGACTTTTGCTTTTGACCCAGCAGTTAAAAGACTTCGCGAACAAAAATTAGTATTTGCAGATATAAAAACTGGTGCCCCCGATAATTCACATCCAGACCCTATTACTTTTTACCAAACAAATCAATCTTCTTCTACATGACCCTTCATCCACATGGATGATTTATTTTCGGTGTCTGCTCGGGCTCGTTCTATTTTTGCCCATTCTTGAGCACCATATTTTTTTTCATTTTTGAGCCAAGCAGAACTCCCCTCATAGTCATAACCCCAAAACATTCTTATAAAATATTTATCTCTTTCTAAGGTTTTATGAACACCATGAAAATATGGTGGGCTAGATGGGAAAACAAGAGCGTCTCCTGATGCTGGCTTATACTTAAAAAAATCAAAATCTGTATCATTTTTGAAAATTTTAAAAGACAATTCTCCACCCTTGTATTCGTCATTTAAGTAGACATTGCATGTTATTGAATGCTTAAAACCTCTACACTCAGTCTCGGACATAATTAAATCAGTGTGGTATTGCATGGCTAAAAACTTGTCTTTTGTTTTTGCAACATGCGAATGTATGGTTGGCGTCCCATGAACCCAGTTGGGTATTCCAAAAAAATTTGACTTAATATAATCAGCAGTAGATGTGTAAAAAGCATTTGACACCATATCAACTAGTGGGTTGTTGATATTTACAAATTTACTATTCCACTCATCAATATTCGGAAAATGTTCAAATTTTAAGTGTGGGTAGCCAATTATCGTGCTTTGGTGACCGAGCGTGTACCAATCTATCCAATCTGTCGCATATTCTCTTGAAGTCTTAGCAATTTCAAGAAACTCTCGATGGTGCGGAATTGCATCATGGTAAACAACAACATTTGGGTATATTTCTTCACGAATCATAAATAAAGACTAACATCTTTACCGTATATTATGGTTATGTGGAAATTGAACATAAAAAGCAATTAAATCAAGACATTTCAAAACATACAATATTTGTTGCCGTTACAGGCTTTGACGAAAATTTGATGGGGTCAACAATATCGTCAGCCATGGAAAATGCCGGATATCCTGAAAGAGTATTTTTTGGTGTGAATAATGTTTCATCAAATGGTTGTTTTCAAAATATTATTCAACCAAGCAAGAACATAAAGGTTATACATAGCGTTGTCGGTCAACCTCGCGGATGGGGAATAGACAGGTGTAGCGCCGATTCTTTTTGGAACGGTGAAGATTTTTACCTACAAATAGACGGTCATATGATTTTTGAAAAGTTTTGGGATTCTTGCCTTATATCTGATTGGATTAAAATAAATAAAGACCTTGATGTAGAAAAACCGATAATTTCAAACCATGCTCCACAATGGTACTTCGGTGATGATGGACAAATAATGGGATACGAAAAAGATTCCACGCAGTGTTGCCCAATATACATACAGACAATTGGGGGAATTCATAAAAATTGGTCTGAACCAGCGTTAATTGTTGATAGGGATAGGCGGGTTTGTGGTGATGAGATTATGGAACATTATGCAATTTGTGGGCATTTTATGTTTGCGTCATCTATGTGGCTTCAGGAGATTGGTCATGACCCAAAGGCTATTTTTATTGGAGACCAAAGTATGATTGCGCTAAGGTCAATAACAAGAGGGTATAAAGTATTTTCCACTGGCAAAACATATATTTGGCATTTGTCAAAACATTTATCAAAAAGACAAGAGCAACAAGAAGAATGGAGAGAGTTAATAGATGGACAATATAAAGTAAATGATTATGTAAAAAAATCTGAGATGGAAAGAATTCGGCAGTATTTAACTGGAGAAAAATTTGACCATTACGGAGCCCCAAATAAAGATTCTTTAGACAAATATCAGGTTATGATTGGGCTTGATTTTAAACACATATATAAATTGGTTGATGAATTGTAAAACCTAGCAGTTTAATCCTAGGTCGTGTAATTTACCCGGAAGCATGTCGTAAACCATATATATATTACTGTCAATTGAATCGTATAAATTATTTATCCACCCTTCTGCTTTGTATCTGTTTTCCGCAGAAGTGCCATAAATTGACTTCCATAATATGATTTAATGCTACTTCTCAAACTCCAGCCACGAAGTAAGGATGTATTTTGCGCCCGTAAGCGGTGGGTTGCCCCTATGCATGTGCGTATAGGCGGCTGGTGCAAGCACTAGGCGTCCCTGAGAAGCCTCTACACGAGCAGACTGATAAAGAAACTCTGTCTCGCCACCAGACTCAACATCGTTGAGGTAAAGAATAATAAACGCCATTCGGCGCCCAGTTTCTATGGTTGCTTGCTCGCAATGCCAAACATGATAGCCCTCTTGAGGTAATGTTTTTTGAATTTTTATCGTTGACATAACGAGCGAAGAAACTGCATTCGTCAAGTGCGGATGTTTCTCGACATACATCGGATAGCAAGTACCCCAAAACTTATTTAAAAATTCAGGGAGGAAATCATCACTCATGGAACTGTCAACCATGATTTGACGCATCGCTTCCTCGGTGCCGATATTTACTGATGAGTCTTGCTTTGTATAGTCGTTTCGTTTAAACGCAATCTTTGAACGGTATTCGTAAAATGCAATAAATTTATTACATAGTTCTGGAGTAAAAAAATTGTCCCATACGCCGACATGTTCGCCTTGCGTATATTGCTCTTCCTTGGAATTAGAACGGGATAAAACTGACATACCTTGTCCTTTCGCCAACTACGTTGGTTACATCAAACCCAATTGTTGTTCTCAACCCCTCATATGGTTCCAGAACTTCAACTTTATGTCTATTGTGACCTTCGCCAAAATAAATTTGACCTGGAACATTCTTGACTACTCTGTCTTCAAATACTGTGTTCGTGTTTTTGGGGTCAATAGATATATAGCCGTGCCACGGCCACATATGGTCGTGCCAATCGAGAACCCCTTCTGGTCTGTCGGCATTCATCCACGCCTGCATCCAGAGAGGCTGATTTGGTTCTAGTTTTAGAGCAGTTCTGACTCGCTCGCGCAAATCAATGAATATTTGATAAAAAAGGGTATCGGAATGGAGTAAAGCAAAGAGATTATAAATCCCGTATGCTTTTGTATATTCGGTCGTCCCCATCACGTCTTTAAATTTAAAACGCGCAAATTCTAGAGAGTTTTCTATCTCGGGAAGATTTTTAACAATGAATTCTGAGCGTTCAAGAAAAATCATATTAAATTAGATTTAATTTCTTTTACTATAATTTTTTTACCATAAGATTCGTCAAACATCTTGTATCTATTCCACAAACCATTTAGGCCTCTTGTTTGCTTTGTCCGAGTATGAATTGAGTCTGAAGCGAGGTCAATTAATTTTTGTGTGAGTTCAAATCTTTTAAAAACAATCGGCTTATTTGTTGAAAATTCTAGATAGGCCATTGGTTCGCCCTCCATAATTGTGAATTTATTATTTCTTGGCCAAAGGTTATATTCAAAGTTTAAGGGTCTAAACCAACGCCCAATATCGTAAAGACCAGGGACAACTGCGCCCAAAGAGGCATGCGGCGCTGAATGAAACCATGGCGATGTTGACCTCATAAAAAGCGATTCTTCACTGAAAAAGATAAATGGATAGCCCACAATAATAAGAAGTTGGTCATAACATGTTGGTGCATGAGCCATGCTTATCTCACACTGAGATACGCCAGTCCATGCTTGTTCTACTTTTTCAATTTGATTATCTTCCTTTATTGATACTTCTGCGGTTGATGTACATGGACATCTGACTACAAAAACATTGGTGAATGCTTCTCTGGTTGCTGGGCACTGCAGGTATGTAGTAGTTAGTTTGCTAGAAATAATATTTTGGTCTTTATTGTCTAGCAACTCTTGCCACACATTTGACGGCTCTTTGTATAACCATTCACTTACGGTTGATTTATTTTCTCTTTGACCAGTCGACCTGTCTATCCATGGAGCCCAATAGACAACCTGTTCATCTTGTTCTTTACTCATCTAAATTTATCCCCTTCGCTCCAAACGACTAACGAATAGCGCTCCCCTGATTTTACGGTATTGACTTTGTGCCAAATAAATGAGGGAAACAAAACCATAGACCCTTGTTTGGGTTCAATTATCTCTTCATGGCTGCCATCAGAATTGCGTCCCATCATCAATTCCCCTCCAGTAAAATCTTCTGGACTTGATAAAAATACCGTTGCTGAAAGTTTTCTCATAAATAATGCTTCACATGGTCTCCCCATTAGTAAATCCATATGCCAGTCATAATAATCATCAACTTTATAGTGAGTAAATTGAGGTGGGGTAAAATAGTGTAATTGATACTCATAAATTCGGTCGTTTACGTTGTCAATAATTTCTTTAAGTCTTTCAAAAATCCAACCGACTTCATTCATGTTTACTGGTTCAATGAACCTTAACTCCGAACTTCTGATTTGAGTCATAACAGTGCCACCTCTGACTTTTGCGGCGTCTAGTTTTTCAGAATTCCCGAGTTCTATGATTTTGCGACATTCATCTTGGGTGAAAACATCAGAAACAACAACAGACGGTGGTATGCAATTATCTACCGGCTTATCGTACCTAACATCAGAAGGTTCTCTTCTCATAATTTTTTTTGCGCGTAAAAATGATTGATGTCGTCTCGGCTAATTCTACGAACCGCAGCATCTAATTTCTCCCCTGACAAGTCTGGCTCTTTATCTATTGCCTGAAGTCTTAAGTAGCCTATATAGTCCTTATAGGCAAATTTAAAAAAATCATCCATTGATTCTATTGCGTCAATAACCAAATGTGATTGCAGCGGATTTTTGGAAGTTAAATTTTCTTTTACAAAATTCGTTACTGTTTCAAAATGGTCAATCAAAGATTTTTCTAAGTTTTGAAGAAGGAAGGGTGTCGTATTCACTGCATACGTAAGCCCTTGAATGTCGGTCATATGTAGAACTAGGTCTTCAAAGAGAACAACTGGTCCTTTTGCGCTTGGAATGATTTTTGCTTCCATAGCGCCCATCCTATCAGGGCAATTAATTCGGTGGCGGCTTAAGGCTGTTGCGAAACCGTATCGCTAAATTCCAGCAAGTCAAAAGGGCTATCTGCTGGAGTTACTTCGGATGGCTCTACGGTGAAAAGGTTATTTAATGCAAGCAACAAATGACGGGCTTCATCAATCGAGCAGACTACATCGTTGGTAGCCGGATATTCGCTATCTTGAATAATTCTTTCTTTGGCAATATCAACATAAAACAAAAGAGACGAAATTTTTTTACCCAAGACTTCTGAATTTGTATTAAATGAGACTGTTCTATTGTGTGCCATGTGGGCTCCATTTTCCTAAGGGGCAACTAGATGAAGATAGTTGTGCTTTAACTATCATAAAGCAACCGCATTCTTTACAGGTTGAAGTAAGTTTAAAATAACGTGGACACTCCTTACAGATTGCCAAACGTTGCGAAGCAAAAGACTCATGATGGCGTGTACTCAATTTGCTCTACCTTAGGACTCGCATAATTGGTTGCTGGAGCATATACTACGCCAAACTTTTCAGCAGGGACAGGGGTTGACGCAGCCACATTAACGGTAGTCACAGTGTTTGGTGCGCCACTGTCTACGGCTGTAACTGTTACTCCATTAGCCGTGGTTTGGGCTTGAATATAGGATAAATATGTTGTTGCTGTTGGGGTGGCTACGGTATGGCTTGAAACAGTAGAAACTGTGCCTGCCGTGCTTTTAATAATTTTAAAATCAGAACGATTGAAGGATGTAGCAGTGCCTGTATAGTTCACTGTTGTTGGGGTGTAGTTATAAGGAGCGGGTTGTGTATATGGGGGCTGATAGCCATAAGCAATAAAACCGTCCCCAAATCGCACCCAAGTATAACCATCGTAATACCAACACCCGTTACCAAAATTTGTTCCGGAACCGCAAGCCCAATAAGCAAATGGGCCACCCGCAGTGTAGGGGCCACCCCCTACGGCTCCGTAGGTATATTGACAATTACTACCACTAGTGATTGAACCACCACTTGGGCAATTGTAAGGTGCGCCCGATAAATCTACTTTGTCAGCAACTGCAGCCCACCAGTTATTTGCGTCCGTAACCCAAAATGCAACACCAGCACCAGCAGACCTAACTGCAGGCAGGGTTGCCTTGACTGTGGCGGCTACAGTTCCTGCATTAAATGTGGCAATCGGGTATGAGGCAGCAGCAGTGCTCGTTGTTACGGCGTTTGAATTGATACCCCAAGTTCCACGTTCTGGAATCCATTCAACAACATTTGCGCCAATAGCACTTGCACTATCACTTCTAGTAAAAGCATCTATGAAGGCAGAAAGAATTGATTTGCCTTGAGCAAACCAATACGCAAATACACCATCCGTTTTATTACCTCTACCCGAGCGAGGGGACAGCGGACCACCACTTACTGCCTGACTAACTGCGCCTCGTTTAATAAATTCAGACATAATTTATGCCGTGATTCGGTTGACATATCCTGACAACGAAATAACGTTTGCTGTTCCTGCTGCTGCTCGAACCGTAAGTGGGGTTGCGTTGCCTTTAAGAATTAAACCTGGGACCACAAGATACAAGCCGCCTTTGGTTTTTACTGTGTATTCAATGATGTCGTCTGGGTCTGTTACTCCACCAAAACCAATTCGTACAGCAACATCTGCTGTGTGGTTGTTTTGTGCGTAAATCCAAACTTCTTCTAAAATACTTGTTGAAGTTTGACCAGTATGAATCAGAGTTGGTGAGGAACCAATCGCTGTTGCGACAACCTTGGTTGCTCGACCGTCGGTGCTTGCTGAAAGAAGTTGTTTGCTATATGTTGCCATGTGATATCTCCTGTATGAAGGTTACTAGAATACTTGCCCTGCGAGAACGAACTGGTCATTATCCACAGAACTAAACACAAATGCCGTAGTAGCCACCTGTGTCGTACTTGTTCCTGCTGTCGCCGTTGGCGCTGCAGGTGTACCGGTGAATGTTGGTGAGGCAAGGTTTGCTTTTAAGTTGTCGGCTGTAGTAACAAAAGCAGTGGTAGCAACAGCGGTCGTGCTGTCAGCCGCGGCTTGTGTTGTAGCAATTGTTCCAGTCGGAAGGGTTGGAGTGCCTGTAAATGTTGGCGAAGCAAGCGGCGCTTTAAGGTCCATCTGAGTTTGGATTGCGCTAGTCACGCCATCC